TCGTCTTGATAAAATTAAAAATTCATATGTCATTGAAAAAACTCCAATTGGAAATGTATTGATGATATATGATAAGGAGCGAGGATCTTTTAAATATTATGCTGATTCTACAATACCATATAGATATTTGGAACCAGTTGGAAGAAAATATGTAAAGTTTTTTAATTGTAGACCAATTTTTGTGGATATGGAAGAAGAGTTAAGATTATTTGAAGAAAAATGGGAAAAAGAACAACTTAAAAAAGAAGAAGAAAAAGAAAAGGAAAAGGAAAACAGTATAAAAAATAATGAGCAAAAAAAGAATGTTTTTGCTAAGTTTAAAAGTTATAATAAAGATGCTGGTGGAAAAATTAGTATGGCGCCTCCACCAAAAAATAGTATTCCAATTAATAAACAAGTTTCAGAAAATAAAGAAAATGAGAAAATTTTATTAAAAGAACGTGCGAATCGTTATACATATGAAGGTAAATTTGCTAATTTTAATTTTTTACAAAAAATAGATAGAAAAGTTTTCAATAAAAAACTCGGATTATCTTTTGCTGATTTTAAGAAATTAAATAATAAATTAAAATAACTTAAAGACCGATTATTGAAATAACTTAAAGACCAAATAAATTCAATTATATTATAATAATTTAAACTTCTTATTATAATATAAGTATATTATGGCTAGATTAACTAGAAGACATTTAAAAAAAGGTAAAAAACACAAAACTTTAAAAACCAAAAATGAAAACTTTAAAGGTGGAAATTCAGATGAAAAAAAAAGAGAAGGAGTATTTGATATGATCGGTAATAAAATTAGCGATGCTACATCATCCGCAGTAAATTCAGTTACCGATGCTGGTTTAAAAATTGTAGGTTTAGAGAGAATAAATGATGAAAATGAAAAAGAAACTAAATTAGAAACAAATAAATTAGAAGAAACAGCGACGAACGTAGCAAACGATGTATCTGAAACAACAGCCAATATTGCTTCAAATGTTACGGATGTAGCAGATAAAACTTCAGCAGCCATTATTGAAAATGTTAATGAAGTTTTAGGTAGTGATGCTGTAAAGGAAACTGCCGAACAAGCAGCTCAAGATACGGCAGCCATTACTACTGAATTATTAGGAAACTTTAATGAAGCTATTGATAATCCTGAAGTTAAAGAAGAAGTTAAAGAAGCACTCGATAATGCTGGTGAAGTAGCTTCAGTAGCGGTTGATGCTTTTGAAGAACCATTAAATAAAGCGGTTGATGTTACTGCTGAAGCCGCTCAAAAAGCTACTAGTGCGGCTGTATCTGGAGCAATAAAAGTTGGCACTGATGCTATGGCTGCGGTTCCTTTTTGGGGAGCAATTATTGATCTCGGAAAAATGATTAATGATGGTTCTAGAGCTGCTAGTGCTGTTGTGGAAGCCGGCTCTGAAGCAGTTGAAGTAGCGTCTGATGCTTTTATCGATACAAAAGAAAATTTTGAAAAAGGATTAAAAGAATTAGATGAAAAAAAGAAAATGTCTCAACAAATATCTAATAGAACCACTAATTCAATCAATCAATTTGAGAATCCTACTGTTATGAAAGGTGGTAATAAAACCAGACGTAAATTATTTAAGAGAAAACTAAAGTCTAAACGTGTAAGATTTGCTATTTAGATTTTGTTTTTGATTGTTTCCATTCTTTAAATCCATTACTCCTTGCGATATTAAATGATGTTTTTAAATGATCATGTGCTATTAAATATGCTTTTCTATTTATTTCATCCATTTCATTTAAATATTCAAATATTTCTCTCTGTTCATTTAAAGGATATGTTTTTAAATGATCTGTTATAGGTAGTTTTAATTCTTCAAAGTTAACTTCTTCACTCATTATTATTTATGTTTTATTATTTTTATTATAAATTTAAATCAATTTTATAAATATATTAAAGTAATTTAAAGAATTATAGAATATATTTTTAAATCCTTGAACATTTAAAACCGCACTTTTCGGAGCAATAAAAAATGAAAAAGGTTTGCGCTTGACTGATTGTAAAAATTTTGATTATAAATTTTCAAATAAATATAATAAAATCCCTAAAGGGATAGAAGCAATGGGCGGACTTGGTGATAATACTATAGAAAAAGAGGGAAAAATTATTAAAAATATATCAAAATGCACTACAATTGACAAATATTCAGAATAAAAGTTTATTTAACCATTATAACTTATAAAACATATTAATTTATTACCTGTATTGGTATCAAAACTGATATCACTCTCATTAAACATTTTTGTAATACTTGTGTCAACAGAATAACCATTACTAACTAAATAAGATATTAAGTTTGGTATTTCATCTACTACCATTAAATCGCTACCAAATTTACCACATCCAGAATTACAACCATTTAAAGACATTAACGCATATCCACAATCTTTTAATGGACTACATGGTCCTGGTTGTTTGAATTCACTTAAAGGAGGAAATTTAACAAACCTTATAAAATTAGCTAATGGACCTTGTGGCTTTAAATTTACTACTACTATATTTTTATAACACTGATTATATGTATCTAAATAAGGCTGACTAAATAGAGATACTGTTTTTGATTGTATTTCTGCTGGCGGAGGTGTTCCGCGTTTGAGAGAATTAGGCTGATTTTTTATTTGTCTAATTGGTCTATTAAAATTATTTTTTGAATGCGTATTATTAATAAAATTATACATTTTAATACATATATATATAAAAAAATGAATAAAAAAAGGTATTGACCAAATGGTCTCACTTTTTTAGTTTTACTTATTAATTACAATTTTAAACATTACTAATTTAAACATTACTAATATTTCTTGAAATCTTCGGCTGAGCGCTAAAATCTATTGGGTTTGGTACAGGTGTCGAGTGAATTATGGGTGCTTGAACTGTCGGTAATGGTGCTGAGCTTGCTTGTTCAGGTGTATAATTGGATACGATTATACGAATTTTTCCAAATATCTCACCATCTAAACGTTCTAAAGTTTCGGATTCGTATTCCTCATGATCACGATTCAAAATCAAGCTAACAAGTTGTTCATAACTAATTCCTTGTTCTCTCAATTTATCAGATACAAATTGAGTTGTAGGAATGGTTTCATCTTGTTCTTCTAGCCCTTGAAGTTCAGCTTGATACTCTTCTTCATCGTTTTCATCTTCTTGATCATGGACAATACCTTGAATATTGTTGGTGAATAATCTCAAACCACGCAATACATCATCATCATATTGTTCATTTTCCTCATCATCCGATAAGTCAGTGTAGACAGTTTCCTCTTCATCAGGTACTTCAGCCATAGCACTACGACAATATGGGCATCCAAAACCATTATGAGCTACACTTTTCATAAGACAGTTAGCGTGAAAGCAGTGACCACATTCAGTAGTGACACAATTTTTATTCACCTCAATAACTTCCATACAGATAGGGCAATCCATTTGAGCAGACATCGTTTTGTAAACTTGATATTGATAACTTTTATTAGTGACATAATTACTAGGCACAAAAAGTATTTCAATTTTTTTTATTTATGCGTATTTTTTATATTAACTAAAAATTTATAATTTTCTTATAAGCTTCGATTTAATTTTTATTGCTGTTAAATTATTAATTTATGCCCCACTTCTTATTTTATATATAAATTTTTAGTTATACTATTTAATGTGTATAATAAAAAAAATTGAAATACTTTTGTCGTTTTAAATAGACAACACAATTACAAAGCTATATCAACGTTAAAAAATCAAAATGTCCGCTATTAAGAACATCAGTTTGTATATTCCTCACGTCTTCCCTAATTTTGATAAAGAATATGTTACTAATGCGTTTCAAAACATTGGCGACATTGAGCGTATCGATTTTGTAGGCAAAGAAGATCGTAATGGAAAGCAGTATAATGCTGTCTATATACACTTTTACTCATGGTATAATAACAAGTCAGCAAATCAGATACAAAATGAAATTACTGACACTGGAAGTAGCCGATTATATCACGATAATACTTGGTATTGGATCGTTTTACCTAATACCGCAAAAAAACATATTCCAGGTGATCGTAAGCCAAGAATCGATTTAGGTGATTCAAATGTCATTAACTTTAATACATCTGATAAAGAGCCTGTCACAATTCTAAATTCCGATTACTATAATCGAGTTAGCGATGATGAAATTGACGAAATGGAAGCTCAAGTGGACGAATCACAAATGGATGAAGTAGAAGCTATCATTGATGAAATCGAAGCTGAAGATGAAAATTTGGTATATGTAGACAGGCGTTATCTTCAAACGATTGAAGAAGAAAATAACTGGCTAAGAAATGAAATATTTCAGTTGAGAACTGCGCTTATTAATGCCGATATGATGTATCGAGCGGAAGCCGCAAAGGTAAGAGCATTCAGTAATATTAATCAGATCGCAGAAGAAAATGTTTAAAATATAATTTGTATTATGTATTTGTATTATGTATTTGTAACTTATAAATTAAAAGAAAAAAGTGAGACTTATTTGAGTCAACAACTTTTTTTATTTTTTGGTTATTCTATACTATTTCATATACATTTCGAAAATCATTTAAATTTATAGGTTTAATTTTGTTAGAAATTTTTAATTTTTTTATATGATTTAATCTGTTTTTTTCTCTCAATTTTCTATTATGTTCATTATAACATTTATAACATAATGAAATCATAATGATGGATGAAAATGAAATTATAGTTATCGCTAATATTTGTTCAAAATTTAACATGTTTATTAATTGAATACTTATTATGATATTATTTGTGAATCAATTTTATTTTTCTCTCGAAATATATATGAAAGATACCATAAAACAAAATAAAACACTTAAACTTAAACCTCTTAATAAAACTTCATCAGAGAGAAATAAAAATAATAAAACAAAAAAGAAAAAAATATTAATAATAGAATCAACACCAAGTTCACAAGAAAAAATTGATATCATTTTATCTGAAAAAAATGGGGATAAATTAAAAAGTGATTTAAAGATAAATCCCGAAATAAATAAAATGTCCGGTAGATTAAATGAAAAATTTATTGAGCTGATGGAAAAACTAGCTGATATAATGTTAAAACAAGGAGAACCATTTAGAGCCAGAGCATATCAAAAAGCTCAAGAAACTATAATGGCTTATCCGGATGACATTTTATCACCTCACGATTTAAAGGGTAAACCTGGTATTGGTGCAACAATTATGGAAAAACTAATTGAATATGTTGAAACGGGAACTTTAAAAATTTTAGAAATAGAAAAAAATAATCCTGTAAATATTCTGGCTGAAGTATATGGTATTGGTCCTAAAAAAGCGAAAGAATTAGTTGACCAAGGTATTACTTCTATCTCTCAATTAAGAGAAAACCAAAACCTTTTAAATGATATCCAAAAAGTTGGACTCCAATATTATGAGGATATTTTAGAGAGAATTCCTCGCTCTGAAATTGAAGAATACAAAACTATATTTGAAAAAGCATTTCTAAACCAAGGGTCGCCTTCGGCAAAAGGAACAGACGGAAAAATGGAAATTGTTGGCTCATATCGTCGTGGTGCCCAAACTTCAGGAGATATTGATGTCATTATCACTTCTTCAGATCCAAGAGTATTTGTAAAATTTATTGATAATTTAATAAAAGATAAAATAATATTACATGTTCTCTCTAGAGGTCCTACAAAATGTTTAGTCATAACAAAAATATTTTATGCGCTTGACAAGGCTCGTCGCGTTGATTTCTTATATACTACACCAGAAGAATTTCCTTTTGCTATCCTTTATTTTACAGGCAGTAAAATTTTCAATACTGTTATGCGTCATGTAGCACTTGAAAAAGGTTTTACGATGAACGAACATGGTATTTATAAGATGGAAGCAAAAAAGAAAGGAGATAAAGTACATAAAACATTCACATCTGAAAAGGATATATTTGATTTCTTAGGTCTTGAATATAAGGCGCCAAATGAACGCACAGATGGTAGAGCAATTGTTTTTAAAACTCAAAAAAAAATAATAATAGAAGAATATGATTCGGAATCTGAAGAATATATTTTAAAACCAAAAAAAATACTTGAAAAACCAATAAATAAAAAAAAAATAATAATTGAAGATGACGAAATTATTAATATTGCTGATAATTTTAAAAATATTGCTGATAATTTTAAAAAGAATGGTATTTCAGTTCTCTACCAATTAGATGAAAAAAAATTAATTGCGTTATTGAGAGAAGCTAATAAAGCTTATTATAATGAAGAACCATTCTTTACAGATAATCAATATGATATTATTAAAGAATATATAGAAAGTAAATATTCTAAAAATGTAATACTTCATGAAATTGGTGCTCCAGTTGAGAGAAATAAAGTAATTTTACCTTATCCAATGGGTTCGATGGATAAAATAAAACCCGACACGAATGCTCTAACAAATTGGACTGCCAAATATAGAGGTCCATATGTTTTATCTTGTAAACTTGATGGTGTTAGTGGGTTGTATACAACTGAAGGAAAACAACCTAAACTCTATACAAGAGGTGACGGAAAAGTGGGTCAAGATATTAGCCATCTTATCCAATTCCTGCGTCTACCAAAAACTAAAGGAATCGTTATTCGTGGTGAATTTATAATTCCTAAATTAGTATTCGAAACCAAATACAAAGACAAATTTGCTAATCCTAGAAATATGGTTGCGGGTATTATAAATCATAAGTCTGTAAACGACACCATTAAAGATTTACATTTTGTTGCTTATGAATTAATGAACCCAATTTTAAAACCATCTGAACAAATGGCATATTTAATGACGTTAGATGTAGAATGCGTTTTATATAAAACCGAATCAAATATATCAAACAATTTACTCTCTCAAACGCTCGTTGATTGGCGATATAATTATCATTATGAAATTGACGGAGTTATAGTAACGAATGATGATATTTATGAAAGAAAAGCAGGTAATCCTGACCACGCATTTGCATTTAAAATGGTTTTATCTGATCAAGTAGCTGAAGCTAAAGTAGTAGACGTTTTATGGGCAGCAAGTAAAGATGGGTATTTAAAACCAAGAGTTCAAATTGAACCAATTAATCTCGGTGGTGTTCAAATTACATATGCTACTGGTTTCAATGGTGCTTTTATAAATGATAATAAAATTGGTATAGGTGCGGTTGTCGAATTAATTAGAAGTGGTGATGTTATTCCATATATTCGTAAGGTAATTATTCCTGCTGAAAACTCTAAAATGCCTTCAGTGCCTTTTAAATGGAATGATACTCATATAGATATTATGCTTGAGGATATTGAGTCTGACGAAACTGTTAGAGAGAAAAATATTACTGGTTTCTTTAGAGGAATTGGTGTAGAAGGTTTAAGTTCAGGAAATGTAAAAAGAATTATTGAAACTGGGTATAAATCTGTTCCTGATATTATTAAAATGACCATTGATGATTTCTTAAAAGTTAAGGGATTTCAGGAAAAGACTGCCTCAAAATTATTTGAAGGAATTCGAGAGAAAATTAATACCGCATCTTTAGTTACAATTATGTCCGCTTCTAATATGTTTGGTAGAGGGTTTAGTGAAAAGAAAATTGAGCTTATTATGGAGTCGTATCCTGAAGTTTTATTATCAAAAGAAAGTGATTTACAAAAAATATCTAAGATTTCTTCAATTAAAGGAATGGCAGTAAAAACAGCTGAAGCATTTGTAGAGAAAATTCCTGATTTTATTAATTTTGTAAAAACAGCTGGAATTGAAAAAAAATTAGATTTTGAAAAAAAAGAAATCAATCTATCACATCCGTTATTTGATAAGTCAATTGTTATGACTGGGTTTAGAGATACTGCTTTACAAGAGGCTTTAAAAAATATAGGTGCTAAAATTAGCGCAAGTGTATCAAGTAAAACTTTTGTCGTATTAGTAAAGAATAAAGATGAAGATACTGGAAAAGCAAATGAAGCCAGAAAATTAGGAATACCATTAATGACGCCTCAAGAATTTACAGAGAAATATTTATAGAAAATTTTGTGAATAATACTACAATAAGTTTTTATTATATTTTTTAATATATATTATATAATAAATGAATTTATTAAGTAGTATAAATAATCCTATAAAATCAAATTTAAAACCACCTATATATGTTGATATTAGTTATTCGGATCCATCTGGTAATACATTTACTAATATAGATAACAGTTTTAAAACAAATTTACTTTTTCAAAATACATGTACTTTAACTATTAATAATCAAACAAATTATGATCTAAGTATAAATTATTATATAATTGGAAAAGGAGAAAGCGGTGGTGTTGCAATTTTTAGTAACCCTACCTTCACTAGTGGTAAAGGAGGAAGAGGTGGAAGAATAACATATGGTAGTTTTTCTTGTCCATCAGGAAATAATGTATATGACATAAGTATAAATAATACTGCTTATATTAATAACGCTAACGGTGGACGTGTTGCTATTCGTAATAATAATACTACTATTACTACTCCTAATATTACAAATACTGTTACTAGTACTTCTTTTTTTTATTCTGGAGGAACCGCTGTAAGTTTAACTATTACTGGCAATGCTGGTAGCAATTCAACAACAGTATTTCCAGACGGAAAATGTTATGGTGGAGGTGGCGGTTCTGGCGGTAAAACAAAAGGATCAGGGACTATGGCAGGAGGGAAAGGAGGAGATTATGTAGAAACTGTAACAAATTTTGATGGAACAATTTTTGAAGGTGGAAAAGGAGGTACTGCTAAAGTTAGTACTACCAATCAAATTATAACTATCGTTGGAGAGGATGGTGCAAATGGTTCAAAATATGGTGGCGGCGGTGGCGGAGGTGGACATGCTGCTCTTGGTGATAATAGTCAGAAAGATATGGGTGTCGGTGGCGTCGGTGGTAATGGTGCTGTTTTTATATATTTTAAAGAACGTCATAAAATAATATAAAGTAAAATAATTATTAAATAATAAATAAACAATTTATAAAAAAATAATAATTAAGAAAATTTATTAAATTACTAATTAAATAATAAATTAAAACATAATAAAAACTTTATTCTAATTAATAGTATATAAGAATGTTAACACTGTTCTTAATTGTAGCTCTTTTTTCTTTGTCTACAAGTGAAACTTTTCTCAGAAAGAGAGAATTAACTTCCTTCATGACTGAAAGTGATGAATGGAAGCAATTTTCTAATTTCCAAGATAGATTTAAGAAGACATATCAAAATTTTGAAGAAATGGAAACACGTTTCTCAATTTTCAGAGATAATCTTCGTAAAATTGTTCTCCATAATTTAGACAGAACCCAAAACTTTACTATGGGTGTTAATCAATTTGCTGATTTGACCCCTGAAGAGTTTAAGAGTCGTTTTGTTGGTGGTGGTTTAAAAACGACTCTTGGTTCTTACGGTTGTAGTACTTTTACATCTACAGCCTCGGGAGCTCCTGTTTCTATTGATTGGAGGGAAAAAGGTGCTGTAACTTCAGTAAAGGATCAAGGACAATGTGGTTCTTGCTGGACATTTTCAGCTACAGGTGCGGTCGAAGGTGCTTGGGCTATTTCAACTGGTAATCTCATTGATCTTTCTGAACAAGAATTAGTCGATTGTGCTACTGGTCTCGCTTATGGATCATATGGCTGCAACGGTGGACAAATGGAAGGTGCTTTTAAATTTGTTATACAAAATGGTCAATGTCCACTCGCTTCTTATCCCTATACTTCTGGTGTAACTAAGACTGGTGGTTCGTGTCAAAAATGCACTGCTGCTGCTCGTATAACTTCTTGTTATGATGTTAAACCTAATGACCAAATTTCATTAAAAGGTGCTGTTGCTAAACAACCGGTCGCTGTCGCAATTGAAGCTGACAC